AACAAAGCTTGAGTCGTCTTACACTACAATGGATGGACTCGATTCCTCTAACAAATCTTTATATACTGCAAAGTATGTAATACCATTTAAAATATTGGAGATATAAAACAAATGGCTCATTTAGATAGTTTACAAGCAGGAATATATACGTATCTTGATATGTCTACTGCCGCAGTTGCTGCTTCTGTTGATACTACAGCAGAATTTGCTACCTTATTTGTAGGTACAGTTGCAGGTACTGCTAATACAGCAGATGGTCAAGTTACAGGTATTGCTGATCACAAAAGGATGCCTTCAGTAAGGGAATTCCCTTCTATTGGTACTCCTGCAAATATTGTTAATGTTCCTGTGTATGGTCAAGCGACCTCCTCACAGATTCAAGGACAAGCAGATGCTCCTTCTCTAGAAGTTACAGTTAACTACATAGCTTCAGAAATGTCTGATTTTCATGCTCTTATAGGTAAAGAAATTGCCTTTAGATTTATGATGGTAGAATCAGCCTGTACTCCGAATGAAGGTGCTGACACTACGTTAACTGGTAAAAAGAATACAGCCTTTTTCTTTAAAGGTAAAATAGAAGCTATTCTTGTAAATGCTGCGTTAACAGACCAAACAACTGCAACAGTTACGTTATCTGCTCAAACAGATTTCTTTGGTCCACATACTAAATAATTAGTTAAAGTGGGGGGTGTAAAAGCCCCTCACTTGAGGATATATTATGACAGAAAAAACAGAAAAACCATTTAGTAAAAGTTTTGTAATGCGTACTACTTTTCGTCACATGAGAAGAAGTGTAGATATTAGTATTAGAAAAAGCTTTGAAAGATTTAAAGACTTTGATGAAGATTCCAAAATGGGTAAAGAAATTATGGAAACTTTATCAGTATTGCATACAGTTAGAAAAATGCTTGATGATTTCCAAGCACATAATCCAGATTTATTTTCAGAAAAGGACAAAGAAGAATGAAACATTTAGTAGGAAAAGTTATAACAGAAAAAGTGCCTTTCATGGGAGAAGAAGTAGAAGTTAAAAAACTATCTGTTGGAGAAGTATTAAAAGTACAAAGATTAACAAAAGAATATAATAAAAAGAAAAATGCAGAAGATGCTTCTTTAGATTTATTAAGAGACGTTATTAAAATGTCTGTTATAGGAGCTTCTGAATTAACTAACGAAGATTTTAATACTTTTCCATTAGAAGAATTAAATAGAGTTTCTCAAGCTATCTTAAAGCTTTCAGGAGTTAATGAAGAAGGAAAACCAGAGGGAAACTAACTTTACAGGAAGAAACAATTTACGAAATAGCTTATGAATTAAAGCTTCCTGTATATAAAATAATGAACGAAATGCCTTATGATGAATTAATCAAATGGACAACTTTCTTTTCAAAAAGACCAGTTGGTTGGAGAGAAGACTATAGAACTTATTTAATTATGTCAAGTTTCGGAGTAAAAGAACCTCCTGAAAAGATATTTTATACTTTAGAGCAAATAAGAAAAGAAAGTGAAAAAGAAAAATTAGCCAAACTACCAACAGGAGAATGGTTAGAAAGAATGATAAATTCAAAAGATGGTGATCACGAATGGAAACCTTTTTGGGATAATGAAAATGACAAAACTTCTAATCAAAGTTGATTTTAAAGAAGAAATGAAAAGAGTTTCAAAAGAAGTAGAAAAAATGGCAGATGCAGAAATTGCTGTTAAAATGGATTATGCTACTAAAACGCTTAGACAAGTAACACCTGTAGACACAGGTAGAGCAAGAAGTGGTTGGTTCTTTATTAAACTACCTAGAATATTTGGTAAGATTTTAAATACTGAAGGATTTATTGTAAATAATGTTCCTTACATTGACAAGCTTAATGATGGACACAGCAAACAAGCACCTCGATATTTTATCGAACAAGTACTACAAAGAATAGGAATTTTAACCCCTATGTAATAAAATAAAGCCCTCGATGGCATCTCAAATGAGACCATTGGGGGCAATTTTATTAAGGAGAAATAATGGCTGAAGGCGTAAAAATTCGAGTCAGTTCCGACTCAAGACAAGCACAAAGAGATTTAAGAAGTCTAGAAGGTAACGTAGCAAGATTGGCTTCAACTGCAGATAGAGTAACAAAAACTTTTAATCGATTAGCTGTTGGTATTACTGCTGCTTTTGCAGGAAGTGCTTTTACTAGAGGAATTAACGCAGCATCAGATTCAATTATTAATTTAGAAAACCGAGTTGCTCTTGTTGTTGGTCGTGGTTCTGAATTAGGGGATTCTTTAAAAAGTTTATATAGACTATCTGCTGCTGCAAGACAACCTGTAGAGGTTGCTGCTGATACCTTTAATAGATTTGGTTTAGCATTAAAAGACACAGGTGTAGAAGCAGAAGCTTTAATGGTTGCTACCGAAGCAGTTCAAAAGGCTGCTACAATATCTGGTGCGTCTGCTCAAACTGCTTCTATGTCTATTATGCAGTTAGGTCAAGGTTTAGCTTCTGGAGAACTTAGAGGACAAGAACTTAACTCTGTTTTAGAAGGTATTCCACGACTAGCTAGAGCTATTGCTAAAGGTATGGGAATTCCTTTTGGAGAATTAAGAGCACAAGCTAAAGCAGGACAATTAACTACTCAAGCTGTTTTTCAAGCTATTTTAAATCAGGCAGAGGCTATTGATGCTGATTTTGGAGCTATTCAAGAAACAGTAGGACAAGTAAGTGCTGTTTTTAGAGATGAGTTTAATAGAGCTATTTTTGAACTAGATAGAAATTTATTAGGTGTTTCTGGCTCTTTTAGAGATTTGTTAAAACTTGCAACAGTTGGATTAAGAGCTGCAGCAGACACAATACCTATTTTTGCTGCAAGAGCAACTTTATTTTATAAAAGAATTTTAAATACTTTAACTATTTTTGTTAATAGATTTAGAAATGTATTTTCTTTTTTAGCTCCTGATATTGATTTTAGTGGCATAAGAACTTCTTTTAAAAAAGCTATAGACAGTTTTGATTTCTTTAAGCCAATTACTGATGCTTTTAAAAAGTGGACACCAGAGTGGTCAGAGACTGAAACAAAACTAAAAGGTTTAAAGAAACCTATTGACGATACTCTTGCATCAATAAAAAGTTATATTCCTGGTTTAGACGATGTAAAGAATAAACTATCTACTTGGAAAACTAATATTATAAAATTTTTTGAAGATATTTATAATGCTTTAATTGGTTCTTCTTTTTGGAAAGATTTGTGGACAGGTCAGTATTCTATTTCTTTAGATACTGTAAAGACAGCTACTGATGCTATAATGGTTAATGTAAGACAATTTGGAAAAGACTTTATTGGTGTTTTTCAAAAAATAGGAGAAGAAGTAAAAGCTGCTTGGCTATTTATGATTAATAGTATATCTCCACAAAATGTCTATGATACTGCTACAAATGAAATGATCCGAGCACCTAGCCCTTTTGCAAACGCAATAAAAGATGCTAAAGACTATGCTGCCGAATTAACAATATTAAAGAACACTCTAGGATTTATTAATCCCTTATTAAGAAAAATAAGTTCAGTTAAAAATATTTTCGCTAATCTTGGAGGAGGAAGTCAAACAACTAGTGATTTTGAAATAATGGCTAATGCACAAGATAGTTCTTATGAAAGATTAAAAGCGAAAATTGGTGAAATAGGAACAGCTTTTAAAAGTTATATACCTTCTTTAGATACTATTGTAGACAGAATAAAAACTGTTCAAAAAGTAATGAGTAGTTTATTTTCAAATACTAAGAATTATTTTGTATTACCTTCTAGAGGTCCTGGAGATGCCCCAGCTGACATGGGATTAAATTCAAGTAGTTTTGAAACTGAATTTAAAAGAGATATAAATAAATTTACTAGCACTTTAGGTAAAGGTTTTGATGCAACTTTAGCAGGGGCTGCCATAGCAGCTGGATTTGCTTTTACTTTTGGATTAAAAAGATCTTTATTAGCTGCAGGTGGATTACTTGGTCTTCTAGGTTTAAGTGCTACAGGAGCAGATGAACCATTATTTGAAAGCTTTGGTAGAGGTTTTGGAATGATGTTCCAAACTGTTTTTGGTGGTGATAATGCTCAAAAAGCTGGTGAACAAGTAGAAAATTCTCTTATGAGAGCCTTAAAGTCTTTTGGAAAAGGTTTTAGAGAAGAATTTGATGGTTTTGACCCTTTCTTTAAAATGTTTGGTGATGAATTAACAAATGTTGTTGCTGGAGCATTTGTTGCAGGTATGGGTTTATTCTTAGTTTCTGCAACTTTTAGAAAATTTGTTTTAAGAACTGCAGGAGCAATGGGTCTTTCTACAATGAAATTTGGTAGAGGACTTTTAGGTCTTTCTGAAACTCCTAAAAGTTCTCTTGCTTATGGTTTAGGACAAGGTCTTAAAAATCGTATAAAATGGTTAAGAAATATTAAAATCCCAGGCATGAATCCAAACATGGCAGGACCTTCTAAAAGTTTTGTACCTTATTATAATACACCAAATCCTGTAAGTACAATTACAACAAGAAACAGACTTGTAAATGCCATGAAAATGGCTTTCAACCCAGGTAGACTTAAGACTCTTATTGCAACTCCACTTGGAAATGCATTCACAAAAGGATGGGGGTTATTTTCAGTTGGTATTGGAGTAGGAGCTAGAGTTGCAGGACCTGTAGCTGGTGCTGTAGCTGCATCAGGTCCTTTTGGTTGGGTAGCAGCTGCTTTTAGTGCAGCCTTACTTGGAGGTTGGTATCTTGTACAGAATAATGAAAACTTAAAAAGTCAAATAGTTGATTCTTTTATGCCAAGTGAAGGATTTAAAAAGAGAATTCGTGAAATTATGAAATTTTGGACAGATTTCTTTCCAAATATAAGATCAGCACTAGGAAATGCCCAAAAATCATCACTCGTGCTTCCTGGTAATGGTAATAATGGTGGTTATGCTGTTAGTACAATGGCTGCTAGAGGAGGTTATATTTCTGGAGCAGGGACATCTACTTCTGACAGTATACCTGCTATGCTATCAAATGGTGAATTCGTTATTAGAGCAGGTGCTG